GGAAAAACATCACTCTTAAACTTCATAAACCAATCATGTCCCAAACCCGGTCGCCGACTCATAGTCGCGTATTCCGGCTTCACATTAAAAACCTCTCCCGTACTCTTCACAACAAAGTTTTCATAAAACTCCTTCCCTCTGGCGCCATTAATCTTCTTCACACAATATCGCGCCACATAACTGGCGGTCGTAAAATTAAAATCTTCAACAACGACTCGCCCCTTCCCCCAAACATCCATCAATTCTGGGCTCAACCACATCGGCTTCGCCGCAGTGGAATCTAAAGTCATTCGAGCTCCATCCCTAAAATCATGTCCAAAAATAATCGCGTGATAATGCGGTCTCGAGAACTGCGTTCCGTACTCTCCCGCATGAAAAAATCTAAACGGGCCAATCCGTTTTCGTAATCGCTTGGCAAAATTCTGCCATTCTTTCACGCTTAAACTCCGGTCTTCCGGCAAATTCTCTACGTCATAGGTCAACGTCACAAAACTAGAATCACCCTTCGTCGTTTGATCCTCATGACACATTCTCAGGCCCCAGCTGCGGGCCTTCCCAACACGGCAGCCAATACACTGCCCACACCGGACCTTGAGGTCCGGTAAATCAACGAACGCCTGGGGGCGCGTGAACGTCACGCCACCCCCAGATGTTCGCCAAACCCGTAAGGGTCTAAAACAACCCATTTCAGATACGCCAACCACCGCGCATCGGCCTCGCTCGCGTGTTCCTTCTGTTCACCCTGGTCCCTCTACGGAAACTCCGTCTACTCGCTCCTCTGCTCATCTTGCGTCGTCTCGCCATGCTTCCTCCTCGCCTCTCGGCTAAAAAATCAACCTAGGACAGTCTTCCATCCTTGTCTAATACTGTCCTAGTGACTCAGTCACTCAAAAAACAACGGGGAGGGCTTTAGACCCCCCCCGCTGCCCCCGAGAGCTACTAATTCGGCGGTGGGATGACCTCCTCCGATTCTTCACTCTTCGTCACTGGAATTGCATCCGGGGACCCTTCTGGGGCCCGCTCCGGAATCAACCCCAATTCCTCCAACTCGCCCCTGCGTTCTGGATCAGACACCATGTCCAAGAACTTCCCGGGGTCCTGTCCACAATGTCGCCGTACCGCACTCGGCAACTCTTCAAAATCCGAATCGGCCTGCTTCACCCGATTCATCATCTCGTGGTAATCCGTAGACCCCGTCATATCTCCGTACCCTGGAGTCTTCATCGGCGGGGGCGCCCCTGTCCTCCGCCACTTACTGACAATCAAATTCACATCACAGGCTTCTGCCTCTGATTGCTTCGTCTTCAAAACTCCACCGCCACAATGCGAAACCCGCTCTCGTTTACGTCTCATCTATTTATATCTCCTATGGGTCCAAACACCTTCTTGAACCATTCTGCAATATCGTTGGTGTCCATTCCGGACCCTGCGCTCATCAACGCTTTCTGCCAATCAACACCCTTCCACGGCTCGAGCTCGAGCCTCAACTTCTCATTCTTCTGAATCGCCGTACGCCCTGCGGGCGTCGCGTGCCACGCCATACGCTGGGCTCTTTCAAAATTCTCCATCTTCGCCCTGGCCGTCACCTCACTGGCTCCTTCTGTCTCATGTCCCGCTCTTGTCGCTGCGTGGGCCGCGCCTCTCGCCGTACTTACGGAGGTCAATGCGGCCATCTTCGCAGCCTGCACTGTGGCTCCCATCATCGCGGCTTTCTGCGCGCTACCCAAAGTGTCAGGCGGGTCCACTCTAAAACTCGGCACACCTACCGGACTAACACTCGGGCTACTGCCCTTCGAATAACCCAAAATCCGGTTGAGTCCTGCCTTCTCTAGATCTTCTGCTTCAAACTGGTGCCTTCGCTTAAACAAATGCAACTGCGCCGCAGCTGCCTCCTTCTGCAACTGCGAACTACCAGTAAAACTCCCGTACGCTGCCGCTGCAGCACTAAACGGATCGCTCATCTCGTAACCCCCATCAACATGCCAGCAAGAACAGCCAAAACCATTCCGCCAACCTGAATAATCAAATACGCTTTCACAATCGTCCACGCGCTCATAGCGCAACCCAATCAATCACCAGGTCAACAACGACGAAAAACAAAATCGTTCTCTGCATCCAGATATCTTCAATCATCGGCATCATCATTCATCATCCCCACTTCCCAGCTAATCTTACTGGGAACATAAAACTCCCAATCATTAAACTGCCGTCTCGCATCAAACTCCGGCACGGGATCCCCGCGCCTAATTGCATCAATCGCAATACAAATCTCACAGCCCACTCTGGTGCAACTCATCCCTGTTCCTCCAAATAGAACACCTTGCCCGGGCCCTCCCCCCAGTGGGGGCCCGGACAAGTTGTTCGTCTAGAAGTGGTCAATCAGTCCTGGTACTGCAAACGTCGGCATCGGCCGCGCCCACTTCGTCTTAAAATAAAAATCACCAATAAAATCCGGCTCAGCTGGTACTGCCACCACACGATCAATCGGCGGATCATCCTGAATAAAGGCATCATTCAACAAAGGCAATTCTTCAAAGTCCAATGCCAAATGCCAACTATCCAAACTCGCGTTCGCCGCGCTTCTCATAATTCCACTCACATAACTGGGCTTGTAACGGTACTCATCATACCTGGCAATATAACCCCAAGTCCCGTCGTTATTGCCAGCTTCCTCGTAAAAGATTTCCTGGTTCAAAACGGCCTGCTCCCCCAAATTCTGGAGGCTAGGCCAAAAGAAATCAAACCGAGTCTGCCGACTCCACATCCTCTCAAGCCCCTGCTGGTAGGTAATCTCAGCCCTAACATTCACAAAACCCAGCAGCAAACAATGCTCCGTAAAGCTCCTCACAAACCCAACACCACTGGTCATCTGCGTGCCATAACCCGCCAACTCTCCCTGGTGTCTCGTATCCGGGCCCGGCTCATCCTCGGCATCTGCCGTATTCGCCACTGCATGTATGTTAATCCGGGAGGTCCCTCCGCCCAAATACTCTGTCCGCTGCAATCGTGCATCCGGACTCGTCACACCAAAGTGACTTCTCAAAATCTCGGTGTACCTCGTCCCGCCTCGAGCATCCTTCTCAAAAATCCTCTGTACCTGAAACGCCTCTCTCATATTGTTAATCGTCGCAGCTGTAGCCTCACTCAAATCAGCAATCAAACCCGTCTGCGACCCAAAAATGGCGTTCACTCCACCATCACTACCCGCTGCACCACTCTCAAACTCAGCATCCATCGTGCTGGTGCCCTTCTGCAAACCCAAATCAATATTACTGGCGCCAATCGTAAACAACGCATCTTCGCCATCACTAATAACGGGCGCACTGTCGCCCAACGGCAACGTGACCGGGTCCCCCTTCTGGGGCCACGGTAAACAACTTGTAAAATAATCGTGCCGTTTCCCTCTCTTCCTCAAAATAAAATCATCTTCCGCATCCGGTCCATTCGTGCGACTAATAGCCGCACTATCCTGCAAATCTTGCGACCGAAACCACTCATTCCAAATCAAATTATACGCGCGCAAGTGCAAACTATTCACAGTAATAATCCCGGCCTGCGGTATGCCCATGTAATCAAAAATATCTCCCGTCGTGGGCGGCGGGTCAATCGTCACCTGGGGCACCGTAAAATCCGTACTGTCATCCGGATCAATCTGCTCCCCATTAAACTTCTGCCAATTCAACCAAACCAACCTATTCGGCACAGCAAAAAAGAAAAAATCCATAAACAAATTATCCATCACAGGAAAAATCGGCGTAGCCATCCGACAAAAACTGCTTATCTTCATATTCACCGTATCTCCGGGCAATGCTTCGTCTACCCAGATAGGTACCAACCATCCTGCATCAAACGCAGTTTTGTGTCCATTACTTCTATTGAAGGTACTCCTGCTCTGACTCACATTCGGTATCTGTGCAAAACTATGCTGTGCCCTTGTAACTCCCCTACTTGTCGCTGTTCGCTTACTCATTCACCTTCTCCTATGTTCACATATTCCATTGCACCACCAAGCGGCTTGTTAGGCATCAAATTAATATAGTCCGCTGTTTCTTCACTCCACTCACCCGTCTCAAACAAAGTAAAATCTTCGGGGTGTACACTCATCTGACTCTTGGGCTGCCTCACCGTATCAATAAACATCCGCAGCCCCTCTCCAACCGTCTTCGCAAGAAACTGGTGCACGTAAGCTTCTACCTTCACATCATAAACAGCAAAACACTTCATCCCATTACCTCGTTGTAAAACCACTCAATCCAACCAACCTGACCCTTGGTATCTCCAAGCGTCTCCCTCGTTCCACTACAGGTCTCTACTGTACTCTCTTTCTCTAGCTTCAAAGCACTGTTCTCTCTGAATCAACCTATCAGGGCTCACATCATCTTCATAAACACCCATGCCGTCCTTCCTTCTCTTCATCACTTCTCTTCTCTCTTCCTCACTCAATAACTTATCGTAGTAACTAGGCGGCCTAAATCTCTTCCCTTGGAAAATCACCTCATCGCTAGGAAAAACATCACTCTTAAACTTCATAAACCAATCATGTCCCAAACCCGGTCGCCGACTCATAGTCGCGTATTCCGGCTTCACATTA